GAGGCGACCAAGCGCTACGAAGCCGCGCACCTGGGCCGCACGATGACCGCCACCCTGGCCGCCGTGCGCGGGCTGGTCAGCGACGTCCGCGCCTACCACCGGCTGCCCGCGATCAACTGGCGCACCGGCGCGCCGTTCGAGGAGACCGCCAGCGGCAACGGCGCCGTGCCCGGAGAGCTGGCGCTCGTGCCCGAGACGGGAGCCGAGTCGTGACCGGCCCGGACGAGGGCCGCCGCGAGCCCGCGCCCACCCGCTGGACCCGGCCGCCGGGCCCGTCCACCATCGCGCCCGAGCCGCCCGAGCCCGACCCGGCCGACACCCTGCCGGGACTGCCCGTGGTGGCCCCGCGTGAGCCCGTCACGGCCGTGGGAGGGGTGGGCCAGGTGGATCCGTGGGACCAGCCCGAGCCCGCCCGGCGCGATCTCTACGACAAGACCGCGTGGATCGAGCGGATGTTCTGGCGCAACGGCTTCCTGCTCATGTTCGTGATCGGCGTGGTCTCTTTCGCGTTCGGCCTGCTGGACTGGCCCTACGCGCTCGCGCTGGCCGTCGGTGGCCTGGCCCCGGGCCTGTTCCTGATGGCCCGCGAGCAGATCGAACGCAACGTCGAGGCCGACCGGATGGCGATGAAGCCCGAGACCCGGCACGCCGGGGACCTGCCCCCGCTGCGCCGGACGATCAACCGCCCGATCGAGTCGCTCGACGAGTAGGCCGTCCCCCCGATCACCGCCCTCCGTGCTGCTCTCGCACCAGCACGGGGGGCGGCCCGTTGACGGGGCCGTGTCAACCCCGGGGAGGTGACCCGTGGGCGCCGATCAGCACATTGAGGATCCCGACGACCGGGCCGACCTCGTCGTGCGCGCATACGAGCTGTATGCCGAGTACCACTCGCTGAGCAAGGTCCGCGAGCACCTGGCCGGGGACCCGGTGACCCTGCGCGTGTGCGGCGGCCGTCGCCTGTTCTCCCGGGACACGATCTCCACGTGGATCGACGAGGGCCGGGCGGCCGAGGCATACGCGACCCTGCTGGAGATCGCCGAACAGCGCCAGGACAGCGACACCCGGCTCTCGCTGCTCGCCGCTGTGGTCTGGGAGCACCTCAAGATCCGCAACGGGGGCACCCTGCCGACGTCGGACCTGATCACCTGCATCGAGCAGATGCGCAAGATCGAGCGGGACCGGATCGACCTGCTCGGCCTCAAGGTCCCGGTGACGACCAAGCTGGAGATCAACGGCGGTGGCCCGGCACTGCCACCTGAGAACATCCGGGCATCGGTCGAGGCCGCCAAACGGCGCGCGATCGAACAGGGCCGCCGCCTGGTGGACGACGCCTACCCGGGCGCCACGGTGGTGCCCACCCCGACCCGGCCGCGCCGGAGGAAGACGAGTTGAGCATGGCGAGCTACACCACGCACGTCCGGATGCCCGTCGCCCGATGGCGGGAGAGCCCAGACGTGGACGAGCTGATCATGGCCACCGAGCGGAAGGTCCGGGGTGCGCTGCGCGGTGCCGACTCCGACCCCGACGCCGAGGTCAGGCTCTGGTGGTACGTGATCATCCCCGGAGCCGACCCGACCGCGCACGAGGGCAGCACCGAGGCCGCACCGTACGGCCGCGGGGAACTCTCGATCACCTGGCGGCCGGGCGAGACCATCCCGGATGAGGCCGAGGAGATCGTCTGCCGGGGGGCCACGGTGACATAGCGGTGTCAACCTGGGACGAGATCGACATCATCGAGCTACCGCCGGAGTTCCCCGACGGGATCGACCCGTGGAACTACCTGCGCGACTGCTACGCCGCAGCGTGGAATGCACCCGGCCGCCGCGGGTGCACCCGCGATGACCCGTGCGACGCCTGCGGCGCCTGCTACCGGCGCGAGGCCACCCGGTACAACCCCGTGGCGTTCGCCGTCACCTACCTGTCGCACCTGCTGCGCCAGTACGCGAACACCGACGGGGTACCGGTCTGGTCGTTCTCCCCGCTACACCTCGACCTGGCCGCCGTCACCCGCTCGTGGGCGATCCCCGGGCCGCACCGCGACATCGTGGTCGGCCCCCGGGACGGGGCCAAGTCGATCGGCTGGATCATCGGCGCCGTCTGGGCCATCGCGCACGGACACCGGGAGTATCTCCAGGCATTCAGCCACACCCGCGAACAGATCATTCCGCAACTCGCGGACGTGCGAATCGCGTTCGAGTCCGATCTCCTGCTGTCCGACTTCCCGGAGCTGGCCCCGCGCCGCGGGCCGGGCAGCCGCAACACGATGTCGTATGTCACCGTGACCGGCGCGACGATCGCCGGGCACGGGCTCGGTGAGTCCTACCTCGGTGCCCGCGCCGCGCAGGGCCGCCGCCCGGACATGATCGTCTGGGACGACGCCGAGCCGGACGAGGTCAAGCACTCGGCGAGAGAGAAGACCCGGCTGCTGGGCAAGCTGCGGACGATCTTGCCGATGAACATCGACGCCGCCGTGCTGATCGTCGGGGTGCCCTCGATGGCCGGGGCCCTGGTGCACGACGCGGTCCGCCGGGCCACCGGGCGGCCGGGGGTGCTGCCCGACCGCGGGCGGTGGGTCGATGATCTGGAGTTCGCCCCGCACTACTGGCCCGCCCTGCTGCACGAGGGCACCGCGGACGAGCGCTCGCTCTGGCCGCAGAAGTGGTCGACCGCCCGGCTGCGCCGGATGCGCGAGTCCGACCCGCTCGGTTGGGCGATGAACTACCGGTGCGACCCGAGCGCCGAGTCCGGCGGGCACGTGTGGACGCCGGAGATCTACCGCCGGACCAGTCGCCAGCGGATCGACGAGCGGGCTATCTCGATCGACGGTGCGGTGACCACCAAGTCCACCAGCAATCAGACCGCGATCGTGGTCGGCGGCCAGCTCCCGGACCCGCGGAAAGTGCTGGTCGAGCACGCCGAGCAGGGCCGGATCACCGGGCTGCAACTGCGCGAGCGGATCTGGGACTACTGCGAGCTGTATCCCCAGACGTTGCACACCCTGTTGATCGAGGTGAACCAAGGCGGGAACCGGAATCTGGAAGTGCTCGACCCGCTGCCCTCGCAACTGACGACGATCATCCCGTACCGCAACTCGACCGGGAAACGGCAGCGGATCGAGGGGCTGGCCCGCCGGTACCACCGCGGCGCCGTGCTGCACCATCCCGAGCTGGAGAATGGCGAACTGGAAGATCAGCAATGCTTGTGGGTGCCCGGGGCCGAGGAGGATGACCTCCTCGACGCCGATGCCGGGCTCGTCCGGTGGTTCCTCGACGGGTGGCCGGGCGACCCGAGCGTGGCCGACCGGCGCCACCTGCGGGCGGTCGAGTGATCATGCGGTGGATCGACCCGGACACGTTCGCGCTCTGCGGGGAGGGCGACGACCTGCCGCCGTGCCCGGTCTGCCGCACCCCGATCGAGATCGAGCTGATCGACGTCACGACGTGGGGCGGCCCGCTCGCGTTCATCGAGGGCCGATGGGAGTGCCCGAACGGCTGCGATCCGCGGGACGGTGACCCGCGGATCGTCGGCCGCTAGGCCGTGACCGTCGTGTGTCCCTCGTGCGGGTGCGGGTGTCCGTCCGGGTGCACCGGGACGTGCACGCTCGGCCGGGCCACCGGCGCGATCACCCGGATCAGTCCGACCGCCAGGGCTGCGCCGAGCAACGGGGCCACGATGAACACCCAGACCTGCGCCAGCGCGGGCGGGTAGAAGATCGCGGGGCCGAGCGAGCGAGCCGGATTCAGCGAGGCGCCGGTGAGCGGGATACCGACTGCGACCATGCCCGCCAGGGTCAGTCCGATGGCGTGCGGCGCGAACGGCCCGGCGCCGTCACACCGGGTGGTCAACAGGATCACGGTGACGAACAGCGCCGTCATCGCGACCTCGATGGCCAGCGCCGCGCCCACGTGCACCGGGGCACTCCAGCCGTTGGTGCCCAGTCCGCCGGTCTCGTCGTGCACCCCGCCGAGCGAGACCATGCCGCGCAGGGCCGCGCCGCCCAGGATGCCGCCGACGAGCTGCGCGGCCATGAACATCCCCGCCTCGCTCCCGCGGATGCCCTTGGTGAGCAGGACGCCCAGGGTCACCGCCGGGTTCACGTGCGCGCCCGACACCGGGCCGAACGCATAGGCCAGCGCGAGCAGGACGAGCCCGAACACCAGGGCCACGCCCAGGCGCCCGATCGTGTCGATCCCGTACACCGCCGAGCCGACCCCGAAAAACACCAGGACGAACGTGCCGATCAACTCGGCCGCTATCCGGTGGGTCATGTGCTGCCTCCCGTGGGTTGTCCCGAGGCAGGGGTGACGATAGCCGCCGTGATCACGGGCGGATGCTGATCGCGACCCGCTCGCCTTCCCCCGTTGACAGTGCCGTGTCAACCCCGAGCGGGGTTGATCTTGGAGGTGCGCCGTGCGCCACGCCCACGCCCCGCTGCCGGAGTCCCTGCCCGATCACGACACCTGGGCCGCCCTGCTCTGGCCGTGGCTCGACCGGATCGACGAGGTCAAGCCCGGTTGTGCCGTGGTGGCCCGCTCGCTGGCCTACGCGGTGGACGGCCGGGACAACACCGTGGACACCGAGCGGGTCCGGGTGGGCACCCGCCGGGTGCAGCGCGAGGTGGTCGACGACCTGTGCAGCCTCGGCCTGCTCGAACCGGCCAACCCCGGCCGTCACCGGGTGGTGCTGCCGCCGGACCCACTGGCCAGGTCCCGCCGCCGTACGAACCGCTGAGAGGCTCGCTCCCGGTCCGTGCCCGGATGTGCCCGCCAGGGCGCCGATCTTGTTAGAACGGCTCTCAGGGCGCGCTCAGAGCCCCGCAGGGAGACCGGGGCGATGGGGCCCGTGCGACCCACCGCACGAGCCCCATCCCCGCGCGCCCCGTCCCCCCGGCCGGGCGCGCGACACCCGGGACTGCCGTGGGGTCGGCCCGGGGGCCCCCGCCGGTGCGACTCCCTCCGGCGCGCGTCGCAGCGCGCACCCGCCCGCGGACCGACGAGGACGCCGGACAGCTTAGTGGATCACTTGATCTAGTGCCGGACGACGGCGCATTCGACGATCGTCGAGCCGTCCTCGTCCGCGAGTCGCCACCAGCCCGCCGGAGCGCGGTAGTCGATCGTGACCGGCACCGGCGCGACGGGACGCGGGAACTGAGCACGGGCCCAGTCCGCCAGCGGCCCGGGCAATGCCGCGTCACCGCCGCACCTGAGCCGCAGGTAGAGCTGCGGATCGACGTAGAGCCTCATCACTCACTGCCGCCGTGCGTGAGGTACTTGCGCAGCCCGACCGCTTCGTCGTAGTCGGTGAAGTAGTGGACCAGTCGCTCGTCCTGCACGCCGATGACCGCCCCCGTCGGATCCCGGTCGGCAAGATCGATCATCACCGGCCGCCAGACCGGGGGAGACGTTCCCGGTGCATACCAGCCGATCACCAGGCAGAACGCGGGAATGACCAGCCCCTCGTGCTGGGCCAGGCTCTCGAACACCGCCCACAACGGGTAGTGCTGCGGGATCACCGGGGCCGCCGGTGAGACGCCCGGTAGGCCGCGTCCATCCGGTCGGCCAGGTGCACCGGGCGCCGACCCTTGCCCGCGGGATGCCGGGCCATCGCCTGCGCCCGCTCCGTCGCGTCGAGCTGGCGCGCCACCCGGCGGCGCCACTCGTCGGAGAGCACGTGCAGCATCCGGTTGCGTGCCTGCCCGGTGGCCAGGTTCAACCCCGTGTGCACGAGGTAGGCCGCGAACACGTCGCGCCAGCTCTCCCGGGTGCACGAGCACCCGGGGACGCCGCCGATCTCGTGCCCGTCCTCATCTGGTGACCCCTCCGGCATGACCATGGGTGGGACGGTAGCCCCACCGGGCGACCACCTCGCCGGGGGTCAGCCGATCCGCCAGATCTGCAACGCCGAACGGGTGATGTTCTGCGTGACCCCGGAGTCGTGGAAACAATAGAGGAAGACCCCCTGCCCGGCCGTGAGCGCGCAGATCCGCGTGTAGTCGAACGCGCACCGGCCACCCGCGCCGGTAAAATACTTGTTCCACTGCACGAAAGCACCGTCCGCCAGGCTGTCCCCGATGCCGATCGCCAGGTTGAAATTCTGCGCGATCCCGTCGGCCAGTCGGACAAGTGCCTGGCAGTAATACGTGCCGGCAGCCGGAGCGGTGTAGACGTCGGTAGTGGAGTCCCAGCCGCCGCCGTTGTTCACGTTGACCGTGCCCGCCGCGTTAATCTTGGTCCACGTGGCATTGCTTACCGAGGTGATGGTGCTGATGCCATCCCCGTTCGCGACGTCACAGAAATAGGACAGCGGGGACCGCGCGTAGCGGTTGTCCAGCACCGGCAGCGTGGTGGTCTGCAAGTAGTCGATCATCTGCTGGATCGTCTTGGTGTCCCAGGTGGGCGCCGCGTACCCGCGGTAGGCCGTGCTCGGCAGCGTCACAGGAGCCTCCTCACGCCAGCCGGGAGACGCGGATCGACGAGCCCGCCCGGACCACGGTCGGCCCGGTACCCGCGGACTGCTGCGCGAACTGGAGTTTCATCGTGCCCGAACCGGTAAATGCGACGTAGGCCCAGGGGGTGGCGTTGGACTCCAGGCTGTCATCGCCCGCGAATACGTGAAGCTGAGTGAAAGGCAACGTCTGCCGGTTGGTCTGGCCGACCGTGTTACTACTCAACTCATTACCGTTGGCCGCCCACCATCCGGTCACCCCGCCCGGGACCGACCACTGGAACTTGATATCCCGGGCCGCCGGGCTCTTGAAGATGAGGAAGCATTCCACCAGGTACAAGCCATTGACCTCGCCCACGAACGAGGCCCCGACGCAATCCACGAATGAAGCCGTGTTGTTCGTCTGGTCGGTGGCCACCCGGTAGAGCTGCGGCAGTGCGTTGATCTCGCTGCCGCGGATCCGCTGCCCCGCGGTGTATTGCACCATTGCGTTGACACCTCCCTGTCAAAGTCCGAACACCGGGGGATTCCAGAGCTGCACCCGGGTACCGGCGGGCCGGGTCACCGGCATCGGCGAGATGGTGAACGTCTGCGGGGAGGCCGAGCCCGAGCACGCGGTGGCCGTGACCTTGACCGCGCCGAGATCGAGATCCATCGGGAAGTCGTCGGCCTTGGTCGTCCACAACGGACCGGCCGAGACCGCCACACTGATCGTCGTGGCCCCGGCCGCCGCGATGGCCGCCAGCGCCGAGCCGTTGGTGTCCACCCGGGCGCAGAACTCCTGCGTATCGCCCGTCTCGGCGGCCACGCACGCCACCTCCCAGCGCCGATACAGCGACGTGTTGAGGGTGGCCGTCCAGCGTGACCAGGTGATCGTCTGCTCGAACCCCTCGACCGCCAGGCGGACCCGGTCGTCCGGCGCCGCCGCGTTCACCAGCGGCAGATTGATCACGTCGATCCGGTCCCCGGGGATGATCGAGCACCACTCGTCGAGCAGGTCCGGGCGGGCGGTGAGATCCAGCGTCAGCCGCGGGTAGCGGTAGCCCTCGACGGTGCCCTGGAACACCGCCCATGAGGCATATTGCGGCAGCGCCGTGTCGTCGCGGCAGTTCACCGTGCGCGAGTCGTCGTAGCGCCCGATCGTGTCGCTGCCCAGCGCTCCGGCGGTGTCGAGATAGACCGCGCTGGCGCCACGATAGCGCTGCACCTCGGAGCGGTTTACGCGGTAAGCGTCGTCGTGGGTGGGCACGAACGGGAGCCCGAGCATCCCGGTTGCCGCATCGAGCACGAGCACCGGCGCGCGCGACTCCCGGTAGCGCTTGGTGGTGTAGCTCAGCCCCGGCCCCTTGCCATCCCACAAGATCCCGCCGTCGGTCCGTTCGCAGTCCCGGAACAGATCGAGCACGGTGCCCGGCGGTTGCGAGCCCATCGTGTCGGTGATGATCCCCTGGAAGGCCCACGCGGGTAGCGAGGGGTCGATCTGCTGGTACCAGATTCCCGCCTCACCGGCCAGCCGGTTGAGCCGGGTACCGATGTTCTCGCCCCGGTACGCATTGAGTTGATTCACGTGCAGCGTGGTGTCCCGGGCATCCTTGCGACAGACGATGTGCCCGAGCGTGACGTCCATGTGCCCGCCGTCGGTGGCCGTCTGGATCCGGACCGGCTTGCCCACCGAGGCGCCCGGCACGGTCGGCCCCCCGGCGCCCGGCCCGTACACGTAGCCGACGGTCGCCCCCTGCTCGATGAAGTCGATCACCCAATCGATATTGCTGCCGCTCTTGGTCAGGGTGAGCCCGAGCTGACCGGATCGCCCGTCGATCCCGACAAACGATGTCGAACCGGGGATGACCGGCACGAGCGCGATCGGCCCGGTATCGAGCACCAGCGAGTCCCGCCAGGCCCGGACGTTGAACAGCCCGCCGGTCCGGTAGCGGATCTCCCAGAATGACGGGTCCCCGGTGGTGATCATGCCGAGGATCACCCCGCCGTCATTGCTCCCGGCCGACGGCACCGCGATCAGGCACCGGAGCTGGATGATCTCGGTCCCGGTGAAGTCCGGGACCGTGCCGTACCACTCGGAATCGCTGATCAGCGGCAGCGGTTTCGAGCAGGCGAACACGTCCGAGGCCGCCAGCCGCGGGGACGCCGCGGGCAGCCCCGGGTTGGACCCGCCGTGGATCCGGCCGGAGAAGTCCATCGGCGGGTACTGCGGGAACGCCGACGCGATCAGCGTGGCGCCTTCCTCGTCCTCGCCCGGCCAGTAGGCGACCACGCCGGAGGAGTTGATCAGCCCGCGGCGGAGCGGGGAGAACACGATCGGCTGCCCCTGCTGCAACCGCCGCATCGTGCCGCTGGCCGACAGCCGCACCACGGCATCCCCGCGAGCCCCCAGGCCGCCGCTGCCGGGCCGCATCGGCTCGGTCGACCACTCGGGAGTGAAGCCGTCCGCGTAACCGGTGAACAGCGTCTGAAAGCCCGAACCGAGGTCGACGCTCACCTGTACCGGGGTGCCCTGCCGGACGTTGGGCCAGTGCGGAGATAGCCCTCCCAGGCTGTAGCGGCCGTGCCGGTTGTTGAGCGTGAGCGCCAGCGCCGCCGGTTGGCTCGCGCTGGCCTCATCGCTGCGCCCGTGCCGCAGGTGCACCCCGGTATCGAGCCGGACGTCCGTGGTCACCTCGGTGAACACCCAGTCCGAGCCGTCCGGGTCGGTCAGGTTCCCGCCGAACGCCAGCGCGACCGCGAATTTCGGCACGGGCGTGCGGCCGATCTTGAGGGGGACACCGGACACGCCCACGGTGAGCGTGAACGTGTCCGGGTCGGATGTGCCCGCGCTCGACGTCGCGGTGTAGCCCAGCACCCAGCGGCCCAGGCTCGGCGGTGTCCAGCTCAGCGCCGCCGCGCTGCCGATCGTCGTGCCGACCGCCGAGGGCCCCTCGACGACGTACCAGCGCCGCGAGGTGATGGCCGAGTCCCCGGCCGTCTCGGTGGCCGTGCGGGTGACCACGCCGAGCGGTTGGGTCAGGTCCGGCCCCGCCTCGACGGTCGGCCGCAGCGGGGTGACCGTGATCGTCGCCTCGTCGTAGCCCGGCCCGACGGAGTTGGTCGCGGTGTAGCGGATGACGTGCGCGCCCGCGACCGCACTCGGCAGCGCGCAGCGTTTCGGATCACCGCCGTACGCGGCCAGGTCGACCGGCGCGCCCGAGCCGCCCGGCCCGGACATGAGCCGCCACTGCCGGGCCGTGATCGGCTTACCGCCGTCGCTGGTCTCCCCGGCGGTCCGGATCACGCCCTTGGTGCGCTCGACGGTGCGATCGGTGCCCGCGTCCACGATCGGCGCCGTGGGCGCCTCGCGGAACTCCATCACCGCCAGCGGGTAGACCGAGAACGTCCCGGGTGGCTCGATGGTGAGCGACTGATTGGCGTCGCGGGCGGTCCACACCGCGGCCGTCGAGAAGTACGAGATCTTGCGCTGCCCGGCCGCCGCGGGCTGGTCGAACCCGTACCCCGGATTGATACCCGAGCCCGAGATGTACGCCGCCCCGCGGGCCATCGCGTCGGTGCCCGCGATGATCGCGATCGAGCGGTTCGGGGTGCCCGGGGTGGACCGCAGCGTCGTGTTGATCGTCGGATAGCCGAACGTGTCGACCGTGGTACGGGCGAACACCGGATCGGCCGGGTCGTAACCGGTGACCGACCACATCATGAACGACGGGCGCCGATAGGCCGAGGGGGATCCGGCCGTGGTCACCGTGACCGTGGTCGTCCCGGTAAAGGGACACGGAATGGCGGCATAGATGCCGACGAATGCACCGTCGTCGACATTGCCCATAAACGTGTTCGTCATCGGCCAGTTAATGCCCATGCCGGTCGCGGTGACCACGGCCGTGGTGTCCTCGTAGAGCGAGTCCGCGAACACCGCGATGACGAACGCCTCACCGGTGGTGACCGGGATGGGCCCGGAGACCACGCTCGACGCGCCGACCGCCCCGTCCACCCGGCCCCGGTAGGTCGCAGCAAGAGGCATCGGTCAGGCCCTCGCGAGCTGGAGTTGACCGGTCCGCACCAGGTTCATCAGCATCGATGACAGCGCGCTGTCAGCACCGGGGGCGACTTTCAGCTCCAGCCCGCCCATGCTGGCCGAGCCCGAGCCCGTGCGCGGGTCCCAGTTGACCTTGGCCCCCTGCACCGCCTTGCTGATCATGTCGTTGTACCGGGCCAGGTTGGCGCTCATCCCCTGGTAGGAGAAGTCTTCGAAGATCTGCCCGCCGGACATGACCCGCTGCGCGACCTCGCCCACCGCGGCCATGAGCCCCTGCGCCTGGCCGACCACGCTGGTGATCTGCGCGTAGAGCTGCGGGGCCGCCGCCCGGACGCCCTCGACGAACCCGTCGATGAGCGACTGACCGCGGTAGTAGGTCCAGCCCGAGCCCGCGAACGGGCCCTCCGGCGGAGGCGACTGCGGGAACACCGCATCGACACCCTGCACCGTGACGATGCCCGCCTCTTTCGCCGTCTCGGCCTTGGACGCGATGCCGTCCGCGAACCCCTGGATCAGGCTTGCGCCCGCGTCGTAGAACCGCTGGACGTAGGCCATGATCGCGTCGATGATCCGCCTCGGGAAGTCGGCCGCCCAGGCGACGATCTCCTCGATCTTGCCCTTGATCGCCTGGTACATCGCATCCCAGTGCCGCCGAGCGGTCTCGCCGAGCGAGGCGAACCCCTCGATGCCCGCGCGGATCTTGGCGTCCGCGTCCGCGAACGCCGCCTTGATCTCGTCCCAGTAGGTCCGCCAGCGCACCGACAGGTCCGCGAACGACTCCGCGATCTTGACCCCGTAGTCGATCAGGCCGACGAACTCGGTCACCAGCCACTTGATCACCGGGATCAGCACGTCCTTGATCACCCCGGCCACCAGCGGCATCGCGTTGTTCGCCATCTCCAGCAAGGGCGGGATGACCGGCAGCAGCGCGTTGGTCAAGTCCAGGGCACCGCTCACCAGCTCCAGGAACAGCGGGGCCAGCACCCGGATGATCTCGGCGAGAAGTGGGCCCGCGTCGCGCGCGATCTCCAAGATCGTCGGGGTCATCTCGCGGAAGGCAGCGGCCACCACCGGGATCACCGGGCGCAGCCCGTCGGCCAGCTCCCGCACGACCTCGGCCAGCACCGGGCCCAGCTCGCGCAGGATCGGCGTGACCGAGTCCATGAGCATGCCGCCGAACTCGGCCAGCAGGGGCAAGATCGCGTTGACCACCGGGATGGCCGCGTCCAGGGCCGCAGTGAGGAACTCCGCGATCGAGCGGCCCAGCGTGCCGACGTAGGGCGCGAGCGTCTGCACGATCGAGAGCAGGCCCTCCCCGAGGGCCCGCACAACCACCATGATCGACGGCTCCAGGGCCGCGAACGCCGGGCCGAGGGAGTTCGCGAGTTGGCCCACTAAATGGCCTAGGTAGACCAGCAAATCCCGGGTGAGCTTAAACAGCGCGTCCATGCCCTTAACCGCGCCGGGAGTCCCGTAGGACAATTCCGCGAAGAAATTGCCGATACCGGTCCCGAGATAATCGAGCCCGCGAGCAAACGCCCCGACCAGCGGGGTGGCGTTCGCGATGGCCGTCTCGAACCCGGGCATCGCCCGCTCGACGAGCGAGGTCACCCCGTCGGTAAAGATCTTGAGATGCGGCGCGGTCATCTCGAAGATCCGGCCGAGCGAGGGGGCGATCCGGTTGAACGCGGCTTCTACCGAGTCCGCGGTGTGCAGTAGCTCGGCCTGGATCGGGGCGGCCAGCCGCGTCACTTCCGCGACGACATGATCTTTCATCGCGGTGAACCGCGTCTTGACCTGCTCGGTCTGGGCCGCCGCCGCGATACCGATCCCGAGGAAGGCCGCCGGGAGCGCCGCCACCGCGACCACCGTGGCCGATGCGGCGGCACCGAGGGCGCCGACCACGCCGACCGTCCCGGCCAGCCCGACGCCCGCGGTCGCCAGCCCGGCCACCGCGGCGCGGACACCGTCCACGGTCCGGTGCAGATCGTCCGCGTCGCCCTTGAACCGCAGCGTGACGGTGGGTCCGCCGGTCAGTGCCATGGCTCAGCCATCCGGATCCCAGCCCGCCTCGCGGGCTGCCCGGCGCATGGCCTCGTGCATCTGTGGCGTCAGTCCCGGCCGGACCGTGGACAGCGAGGGGAACAGGTACCGGCCGCGCGGGATCCACTGCCGGGCCACGGCGTGGCGCCGCCCGACGTGGCCGCCGAACTCCAGCCATCCGACGTAGGGGAACCGGGCCGAGCCCTCGCTCACCGTGGCCGCCAGGCCCTCGGTGCGCACGACCTCGACGGAGCTACGCGCGTGCCCGTGCGGCACCGGGCCGACCGGCATCAGGGCCCGGGTCCGGCTGGCCACCGTCTCGGCCGTGTCCTTGATCACCTCGTCGGCCCGGTCGTCGACGGTGTGATCGAGCGCCGCGAGGCAGGCCAACACGTGCGGGATGCCGTCGACCTCGACGTCGATGTCGCGATCACGCACCACGGGGGATCACCCACCCCGGGCGAGCTGCGCCTCCTGTGCGCGGCGGCCGTAGTAGATCGTCCACTCGACGAACTCCTTATTACTCATTCGCGTGAGGAGATCTGCCACGGTCATCCCTAGTTCCTTGGCCAGGAAATAGGCGAACTCCTCATCCGGCCGCGCCTCGAAATCGTTTGTATGCCGCCTTACCCGCCCCGATCTCCATTCCGGAGATCTCCATGATCACGTGCACGAGCTTGGACAGGGCGCCGCCCGCCGTGTCGATCTCCTGCCAGCGGGCCACTTCCTTGCGGGTGAACGTCGGCTCGACCGCGGCATAGGACACGAGCACCTGTTCCATCTCGGCCGCGTCGAGATCGCGGTTATAGACGCTCATCGCCTGGGCCCGGGACAGCGGTTTGACCTTGATCAGGCCGAACCCCGGAACGGGGACAGCCGTCAACTCGACCGCCGCTGCCCCGGATAGCAGCGCCGCCTTATCGACGATCTGCCCCGGGTCG